GGCCGTATTGCAGCACATGCCCTACGTGACGGTGAAGTTCCTCAAGAACTGCTACAGGAAGCGGGGGATAACTTTGGTTTTGACCAGCTATCCAGACAGCTAGGGGAAGCAGCAGGAACTGTTGGCAATATGCTGGGTGTACTTGCTTCGGGTGACCTGCCTGAAACTGGCAAGCTAATCCAGAAAGCATTCGCAGAGTCAGCTGCCATGTATGTCTCTGGGTATACTCGCTTCGCTGATCCTGCCAACCAAATCATGGCTATGACCCGTGGTGAAGACTATGTGTCTGTAGACAGAAAGCAGGGAAGTAAAACCTTCAACGAGAGCATCCGGTATATCGATCAGTTCTTTGCTGTAGCTATGGGTGAGGACATTGCTGAAGAAAAGAATGTAGCAACCTCTGGTGAGGCACAGGGTGTACCTATCGGTAGACTGTTTGGTTACCGTGAGGTTCTCCCTCAGTCAACCGTGCAGCAACTCTTCAACGATATCGGTAGGCCACAGTGGATGACTGACATTACGTCTGACTCACCTGAGGCAGTGAATGCATTCAACAAGTTCATCTTCCCGATACTAGAGATGTATGCTGACAGCCTAGCTGACTCGCCTGTGTGGAAGTCTCTGCCACTAGAGCAGAAGCAGAAGCAGGTGAAGCGTATACTGCGGGAAGCCAAGAAGGATTCCAAGGCATTCCTTGCTGAGTCTTACGATATGGAAGACAACAAGGTAGCCACCATCATGAAGATCACTGATAGTAATATCAGCAAGAAAGAGATGCGTGATGCCTTGGACATCTTCGATACTTCTGTGGATAAACTGTGGGAGCTAGACCTACCGCAACTCCAACTGATTGACTTCTATATCTCTGATAGAAACAACAGGCAGAAGCTCTTCGAGGATACGATGGGCCTTAAGTAAAAGAAAGAACCCCCAGTTTTTAAGCTGGGGGTTTAGTTCAAGTATCGTTATTCTTTTTGTATTGAAGCATCCTGTCCCTATAACTGAATGCTTCCTCTACGATCTCTTCTGACCGTAGGTATTTGCCAGATGCAAGTAGACCAGCTAATGCACATCCAGCATAAAGATCCCCAGATGTGTGCTGAGGATCCTTTTCGATAGACTTCTTCAAGAACTCTTGGGCTTCCTGCTCAAGGGTTTTTGTTTGTTTAGGGGGAGTAGCCGTTAGTCGCCTAGGCTTCTTGCTCGGTGTATTCATGCAGGCTAACCCTGTCTAATTGTAGTCTGTTAAATTATAGCACTACTTATGCTTTTCTGCAAGTGCTTCGTTCATCTTGCGGAGGTACCACTCAGCCTTCTTCATGTCCTCCACAGGGTTGTTCTTGTAGCGGTAACGGTGCTGATACTTAATCATGTTGCCATGACAGTAAGCAATGAAACCATCAAGACCAAGAACCTGTTTGATGTAGTCGATACACTCAATGCCACCCATGTTGTAGTGCGCTGGGCGGTCTACTGGATCAAACTGTTTGGTTGTCATAGTCGTTCCTTCATGAATACTTTCACCCACTGTGCGCATATGTCAGACCGTACGATATCCTGTACGCCAAACTCAATGACAGGCACAGGGAGCATGTGCTTCTTGGCCAAGTGAATGACCTTCGATAGACCGTCAGCTTCCTTCAAGTCAGACTGCTGAACGTCACCATTCAGGACGATAGTAGAGCCTTCACCTACACGAGTCAACAGCATCTTAAGCTCATGCGTAGTGATGTTCTGTGTCTCATCCACAATGATGAAAGCATTCTCGAAGCTACGCCCACGCATCAGTGCTAGTGGTGCCATCTCTACGTTACCGTTCTTGATAGCAGTCTCTAGCATACCCTTGCCCCAGTGTCTCTGCAGTACGTCTAGGACTGGCAGTGCCCACGGGTAGGTCTTCTCTTCCAGAGTACCGGGCAGGTACCCGATGTCCTTACCGACAGCAATGTGTGGCCGTGTGATAACGATCTTGTCTATCTCTTTCAGAGTGTAAAGATCAGCAGCATAGGTAGCGGTAACATACGTCTTGCCTGTACCTGCTGGACCTAGCACGAAGACCTGGCTGTGCTGTTTAAATGCATCAACCAAGTCTTTCTGCTTTTGTGTTCTGGGTACAAAGCCTGAAGTAGACTTGCTGTCTGCACCCTTGTAGTTAGTCTTGCGTCTAGAACGTCGAGGCTTCTCAGGGAAGTCTTCCATTAGATTACTACCAACTCTGCTTCAGTGTACGGAATGTGAAAGAACAGTTCGCCCTTCTGGATGTACCTACCATAGGCTTCCTTCAGGTTCTCTTTTGTTAGCAGGGTGTCCTTAATACGCCAAGCCTGCTTTAGATCTTTATCGAATACGTAGAAGTTAAGTACTGCGTCATCACCTGACAGCTTATCTAAGAGACGCTGCTTGCGTTCAGGTATGCGGATATCTTCCCAGTGTGTTGGCCAGTCACCAGACCAAGCAGTTTTAACCTCGGCCTCGTTGTAGTAGGTGTAGCCGTTCTTCTGGGAGACTACATCAACAGAGAAGTTCTCTTGGTTGCTGATGATGGTGTGACCCTTGGCTGTCAGATGAGCCACTAGAGCCTCACGTGCTGGACCGTCATACGCTTGATACAGGCTACGGCTGAATGCTTTACGTACCGCCATTAGCCCTGACCTCTGTACTGCTTGAAGCTACGCTTCTTAGACTTGTTCATAGAAGACTTCTTGATACTACCACGGGTCAAACCCTGTGATGTCTTCTTGTGTTTCGGTTCAGGTTTCCAAGCAGTACCTGCAAGCTTAGCCATTATACTGGACCTTCCGTTAGGAGTTGTTTCAGCTCAGAGTATCCACCGATATGCTTACCAGATGAATCCCAGATCTGTGGTACAGTAGTGTAACCTGCCTTCTTGATTAAATCAAGTAACCACTTAGAGCTAGGTGACTGGACGTTATACACAGTGAACTGCTTCCCTGCACCTGTCAGCATTGCCTTGGCAGCATCGCAGAAGTTACACTGGTCTCTTGTGATAATGACGTACATGGTATCCTCATGGTGTGTTGGCCTCCCCCGCAGGATTCGAACCTGCAACCTAGTACTTAGAAGGTACTTGCTCTTTCCAGTTGAGCTAGGGGGAGATAGGTGAGTAGTTTAAAGTCATACTCAGGACTGGCAGTTACGTCAAGTCTACAATCTCGCAGCTGTCACCAGAGCAAGCTAGCGTCTGACTACCTGCGGTATTGTCTTCTACTTCGTAGTCTCTCAGCTTAGCCCAGTCAATGGCCTTAGGCATAACGGCTAGAAGTTCTTGATACTCAGACTTACCTACCTCTTGGTATGGTGCCTGCTGGTAGGTGTGCTCGTTGTATGGCAGGAAGCTAACACCAGACATTTCATCGAAGTGTTTATACACGAAGGCGCCTACCTCGAACCACTCATCCTTCCGCACGTTGATAGTAACCGAAGGCTTATGCTCACACCAGTGCCGCTGGTATGCCAGCCAAGTCTCTAGCTGTTCGATGGCAGACATGTCAGCTGTAACGATAGCCTTGTTAGGGGACTTCATCGGGAAGCTAAACACGGTAGTCTGCTCAGGCTTGAACACGTCAGGCTCGTTAGGAATACCCTGATCCTTCATGAACTGCGTAAGCGGGTCTTTATTGTCACCACGTACAGTACGAATGTAGTAAGGGGAATGACGAGCGTGGATACCAGAAGCAGAATCCACAAGTTGCGAGACGGTTCCAGAGGGCTTAACGCAAGTGATAGCAGCAGAAACAGGGATACCAAGACGTTCAGCCCACTCACGGTTAGTGTCAACAGCGATAGCTTTGAGATGTTCAAGGGTAGCCTCCAAGCCTTTGTTCTTCGTGGTAGTCAGAGGGTTGTCCATGATGCCAGTCATAGAGACACCAAGCAGACGTTCTTCCTCTGTGTTCTTCTGCCAGATCTTACGCAGGTAGGGGAAGTTGGTGTAGGTAGACTGGATAGTACCCAAGATAGTAGCAAGACGTACCTTACGCTCCAAGTCTTCCAAGGTATCAGTAGCACGTACCACTACCTCAGTCAGGTTACAGAACTGGTAGGGACGCAGGATAATCTCTGAGCACGGGTTAGTACCAAACTCCCAGTTAGGATCACGACGACCGTTCTTCTCAGCCTGCTTCTTGCTAGCCTGTCTGTTGAAGATACCACGTTCACCACTGCCACTTTCTACCAATGCCATCCACTCACGCATGAACGACAGTGCATCAGGCTTCTCGGTGTAGCTCACAGAGTTGTTAGCCAAGGCACGCTGCGGGTCATTCTCCCACCAGCTACCACTCTTAGCGTGACGCATACGATCATCACTCAGGTTGGACAAGGAGATCATAGCACTACGGCGTACACCACCAACAACTACAACCTCACCAATCTTGCACATGATGTCGTGGCATTCGATGCTGGAAAGCCTGCGGCCCTGTGCATCCTTGAACACCTTAACTACAAAGTTAAATAGATCGACCAGTGGTGCAGGACCAGAGGCACGGCCACCGAATGTCTTCAGGCGGGCACCAGCAGGACGAACACGAGACACATCCCACTTGGGGATCTCACCACTAAACAGGAGTGCAATAACTTGACGCAGAGCTTTTGCCCAACCTTCCTTGCTATCCTTAACGACCACGATAGTCTCAGAATCAAAGAGCTGTGGTACTTCAGGGAGCTTCGAAACGAACTGCCGCTCGACACTGAACCCAACACCAGTACCGCAGAGCAGGATGAACATAGCCTCATCGAAGGACTTAGGGTCATCTACGGGTAGGTAGCTGCAGTTGTAGCCAGCGGTATTGTCACGAGCCAAGGCAGGACCAGCAGTCATCATAGCACGCATCGAAGGCATGATCTCTAGGCCAAGGATAGCATCC